ATGTATCCTGAACTGAAAGAAAAAAGAGTTGGTTTAGGTGTTACAAATATTGTACTTGAATATCTTGATAATTTAAACCGTTTTGAATTTACAGAAGACAAAACAGAAATAAAAAATAGAATGGTTAAACAATTCCAAGCTTCTCAAGCAGGAATTTCTGAAAACAAGTTAGACGGTAGAGGTAAGATTAAATTAGCTCATTACTTTGTTGAAATTGAATGTTATGACTACTCTGTTTCTGAAGATGAAACTGTGAATTTAAAGGATGGTGTAAAAAATATAATGGTAACACGTATTGGTTTACAAGTTAGATTTACAGATGCAGAAAACGGTACAATCATTGCAGCATCAGGATTAGGTGAAGCTAAAACAACAAGGGAATTAACTTTCTTATCTGATGCGACTGTTGACCCAGTTAAATTCAACCAATCTACAATTAGCATCTCAACCAAAAAAGCTTTGGATATTGCATGTGCTAACATTTTAGGTAAAATGGTTAAAAAAGGAATATTCGTTAAATAATGAAAAAATGGTTTGTGTTTTTATTGATATTCATGCAACTTGCTCTGAAAAGCTCAGGGCAAGTTGTAACACAAACATACATTGACCCGTGCGATTTAAAAACTTACGTAGTTTCAATTCCAATATCTTCAGTAGGTGTCACGGTTATCGTTAGAAATAAAACAAGAGTATTCACTTATTCACAATTCGCCTCAGGTGAAGTGGATGCGTGGATTAAAAGCATTTTTTCAACACCATGTCCAACAAGTCAAGCAATTCAACAAACAGTGACAACGGCAGTGTCACAAGCGGCTTCACAAGCAGCGGCATCCGCAGCTTCTTCAGCGGCGTCTTCAGCGGCTTCATCAGCATCATCAACCGCATCCTCTTCGGCATCTTCCGCATCGTCTACCACATCTTCACCACCACCAGCAACATCATCGTCCTCATCATCTACTTCCCAATCATCATCATCTGGTGGTTCTTCGTCTACCTCAGAGAGCAAAACAGAGGCAAGCAGTTCATCAAGCGAAACAAAGTCGGAATCAAAAAGCGAGAGTAAATCAGAAAGTAAAAGTGAAGAAAAAAAATCAGACGAAAAAAAGTCTGATGAAAAAAAAGAAGAAAAGAAAGACGAGAAAAAAGAAGAAAAAAAGAAAGAAGAAAAGAAAAAAGTTGCAGTTGCGAATCCAATGTTGTTGGCATCAGACCTCACATCATCACAAGGTCCTGACCTCAAATATAATATGATTCTTTCATTAGGTATTAGCAAATCATCAGCACTTGGAAATCAAAGTTGGGGAGCAACAGCACTTATTTGGAGTTCATTAAAACAATTTGCATTAAGTGGAGGTTATACCAAAATGGATTTTCAAAACGGGAAGTTAAACGCAATACATTCTTATTCAATGACAGGAGCTTACCTTGATGGTAACATAATGACAATGGGAGGATACACATACATTAAACCAGACCCAAAATTTGGAACTTACGGATATAATTTAGGAATTATTTCTTTATTCCTTAAAGATGAAGAAATTATCAATTATAAAACACAAGAAAAAAAGAAAGTTTACAACACATCCATCATAACATCAGCGGTTGTGTTTTGGACCAAGCCATATCAATACAATACAAAAATAACCATTTCACCACAAGTTTTTTTAATGAATTCACCAATACTTTGGAATTCAAAAACAGGGGAAACCACCGTAAGTAGAAATTTTGGTTTCTTACTCGGCAGTTCATTTGATTATAAATTGAGTAAAAGATTTGGGATTAGTTTAAACTATAAACTTTCTAGTTCAACACAGAAAGAAGCTCCAATTTTGAGTAATTTCTTAATTGGTTCAAGAGTAATGTTATAATATGAAAAAGATTTTAGACATAAGACATTTTATTATTTTGTTTTTGTTAGTTTGTTGTGTATTCATTCAACATAACAAACCATCAAAAGAAGTTATTTTAAAAGAAGTACCATCAAAACCAGAATTAATCCACGATACAATACCACAAAAAGTTCCAGTTTATCTACCTGGACAAACAATAATAAAAGACACAACAATTTACGTTACCACAATTGAAAAAGTTGATACATTAGCAATCCTTAAAGATTACTTGGTATTCAATAAATTTTCAGACACCTTGAAACTTTCAAATAACCAAGGATTTGTTTATTTGAACCAAACAGTTAACGGAAACAAAATTGTAGATAGAAAATTCTCGGCAACTATTAAACCAAAAATAGTAAGAGAAACACCGCCTCCCCCACCTCCAATAAGAAATCAAGTATTTTTTGGTATCAACGGTGCTGTAAGCAAAGAGGATTGGGTTAACGCAATCGGCTTGGGATTGATACTCAAAACTAAAGAAAACCATCTATATCAGGTTAATCTTGGTGTGGCTAACAGAACTGTAGATGGAACATCTGGCGAACTAAGACCGTATGTTGGGGTGGGGGCTTATTGGAAAGTAAAACTTAAAAAGGATTAGACTATTTATTATTAAAAGTCACATGGATTTACGTGAATTAATCAAAGAAGCTTTAGAAGGACAATTAGACAAATCTCTTATTTTGAAAGAAGAGTCTAATGTTTCGGATGCTTTAAAGTATCACATAGAAAATGGTCTAACATTAACTGATAATATATTCAGAGTTTATTCTGAAAGTTACTTTGACTTGGTAAACGAAGTTAGAGAATTGTTTAATGAAGGTAAAATTGACCTTAATGAAGAGGACACTTTAATGGTTGAATCTGATTTGGGAATTAAAGTTAAGATTGGAAAAGAATACGTTTATTTGGATGCACCTTACATCTATGAAACTGAGACTGAAGAAGATATTTTGGTAGAAGCAAAAGCTCACGGAAAAAATGTAAAATTGGGTAGTCCATTCAGAACACCAGGTGGTCCAAAAAAATTCGCTGTTTATGTAAAAAGCAAAACAGGTGGGGTTAAAAAAGTTACATTTGGTGACCCTAACTTAAAAGTTAGAAATGCGAATAAAAAAGCTGCTAAATCATTCAGAGCTCGTCACAAATGCTCTCAGAAGAAAGATAGAACAACTGCAGGATATTGGTCTTGTCACGTTGGTAGATATTCAAAACAATTGGGACTTTCATCTTCAAATTCTTGGTAATGGAAATAGAAAAACTTGAAAAATATTTACAGACTTATTTGGATGATGTAATTTCACCGTATATAAATAAAGAATTGGTTGGGGAAGAAGATGAACCAATCAAGTTGAATGTTTTTCAGATTATAGGAGGGAGTTATATACCACGAATATACCATATTTTTATTGACATAGAACCAAATTGGGAAGGAAGTTATCGTAAAAAAATGGAAAATGATATTAGTGACTTTATGAAAATTCTTTCTATTAATAATAAAATAAAAATTCATTGGAACAAACGACCTGAATTCAAGGGTTCTGAAACTCCAAAACCTTTTTACGGAACTCAAGATAAATAATATGGATTTCCCATTTGAACAATATATTAAAGAAGGAAAATTGGTTAGAGTATTCACTCCTGATGTGTCAGTTGATGAATTAAAATGGCATCAAGACCTGAGAGACAGAAAAATTACGGTTGTTGAAGATGGTGGATGGTCATTTCAAATTGAAAATGAATTGCCAGTCAAATTGTGTGATGCCAAACAATTTTCAATCCCAAAATTTGTTTGGCATAGAGTTATTAAAGGAGATGGAAATCTTATTGTTGAAATAGAAGAATCTTAGTATAACTTAGTTAAGTCAAATTTTTTCACAAACGTAGGAAATGCTTCTTTGTAAGATTCTTGAGATTCATCAGTAACCTTGTTTGTAAATTGCCAATTCCAATAAAACTTATCATTTGGCTTGAAACCATAGAATGTATGAACTCTTTTTTGAGTATCAACAACATCCATACCTTTCCAGTTTTGTCCCGAACAAATAAACCCACTTTGAATACCCTCAATAATATTTGATTCACCCAAAGTATCATGTCTGTTCTCAATCCAAGTTAATCTTTCAATTAATTTTTGGTAGAACATATTAGCTTGACCCCACCTTACAGAAGTAAAAAATATAACGGCATTTGATTCAAACAATTCTTTGGATATTTTCCAAAGTTCATCGTCTTTATCGTTTAAACTTGCCCAACATCTATGATGTCCTGTGGGATTTTTATCTTTGTCTTTTAGTTTGGCTTTCATTACTCCACAAGAGTTACCATCCTTTCTCGATACATTACCTTCACAAGGAACGATATTTAATTCAGGAACATCAATCAAAACTGATTTGTCATTTAGATATTCGTTAATAACCATTCCAAGAATTGTTGATTTGGGTATATCAACATCATTTGGGTCCCAATTATATCTGTTAGAGCATGTTAATAGTAATACCTTATCCAACTTTTGAAGTTCAGATATTGTCTTTTCAAGTTTTTTCAAATTACCTGTGGAATTGTTCTTCTCAGTTACGTTGTACTTGTCAAATATTTCTTGTAATCTATCATCCATTCAATATAAATACTTCGTATATTGTAATAAAAAACCCACCGTGAGGGTGGGTTTATATTTTATGCTCTCATGGTTGGAACACGAGTAATTTGAGGTCGTAACTCTCTAACTTGTGATTCAACTTGAACTTGCTCCATTTGCATCTCTATCTGGTTAATCATTTCATTTCTTTCTCTTTCATTATTAACAGGTACCGCATCCATATCATTAAGTAATTCACGTATTGTGTTCATTTCTCTTTGATAGTTAGGTGTATCTGGTTGTTCCGTTGGTTGTTCCATATGTTCATTAACAAATTCAACTCTCATTTTTTCATATGAAGTTAAACATTCATTATGAACTTGTTCTTGAATCTCATCTGAACACAAATTTTTATTTGAGTCTT